TGATTCTTAATGCCGTTGATGGGCATGCAAGAAAGGTAGGCAGATCCGACGAGATCTCCACCGGAGGGGCGCAAAAGTCGCCCCTCTTTTTTTAGCCTGTTGACATTCACACGGGGTATGAGCGAGTATGAGCGGCGTGAAGATTGACAACGAAACTGGAGCCGATCTCTCCAAGGAGGAGAGGAAGGTCATCTCAGATCAGTGGAAAGAAATTGAGGCATGCGGTGTAGATATCAGCAGTGCCGAGGTTCGCGGTGGAGGAGCGCCTCCAAGATTCCACATCACCTTTCGCAAGGGGGAGCCGTCTGCCAGGGCCAGAGCTCACCTAGAGGAAAAGCGCTATGACGTTGGGCAGAACCTGGGCGAGAAGAACCTTTCGTTCTATGTCACAAGGCGCGTGGAGCAGGGCAAGGGATGGTCAGTATGAACAGGTCTAAGCTCGAGAAGGCCATCGCCTACAACCAAAAGCAGTTTGACTTGGGTGAGCTGACGATGGAGCAAATCACGAAAATGACGCTTCACTGGCAGGATACTCACGAGCTCGAGGCAGACGGGATGGCTGGCAAGATCACCCTCTCAAGCATCGATGCTGTCTTAGCTCCCGAAGCGCCTCCGATGGTTTTGGGGCCGGACGGCAACCTGGCCGTTGCTGGCAAGCTCAGCCATTGGGATGGCCCAGAGGAGCGGCAGCCGAGCAATCGACGGGAGCTCTACGCAATGCTTGGCTCGCCTGGCCAGGCCGGCCACCCAGACAAGGAGTGGGAGCGGCAGAACATCATCAGCTGTCACCAGACACTCGGCAACAGGCTTCCTGGAGTTCCAGCCAAGTGGTGGGTTCAGGTCCACAAGAGGGTCGAGCCATATCTCCGAGAGGCACTTCGCCGAGTCCAGGTCGTGGCACCCGACTTCGAGATCGAGCGGATAGGCAGCCACAACTTCCGACACATCCGCCACGATCCGAATCGTCCGCTGTCCGTCCACTCGTGGGGGGCAGCGATTGACCTCAATCCGCATGAGAACCGTGGAGTGAGCTTCAAGAGCGGAGAGGCCCCGAAGGCCTGGAGCCCGGAGTACATGAAGATTTGGCCGAACGGGGTAACCCCGGAGGTCGTTGAAGCCTTCAGCAGCTGCGGCTTTGCCTGGGGCTCAGACTGGGACGAGGACGGCGAGACCCACGATCACACCTTCCTCGACCCCATGCACTTCGAGTGGATTGCTCGAGATGGAAATGCGATTGAGGTATGACCAGAAATCGCGCATCCATAGAGGGCGGCTATGTTCGCAAGACGGTTAGCTTGCCTGCTGATCTCGTAAAACGAAGTGAGCTGTTGCTCGAGCAAGATCCGGAGACGAGCATGTCTGTTCTCGTCACCAGGGCGCTCGAGGCCCACATCTCCAAGCAGGAAAAGAAGAGGAATCGATAGATGCCCTTGTACGATTTTGAATGCCCGCATGGGCACCGCTTTGAGCGGATGTGCCCGATTTCGGCCAGGCACGATGATGTGCCATGCGAAGGCACCGTCCCCCAGCTTCTATCCGATGATGATGTGGCCAAGGCCGACGCCGGAGAGCTCGAGGGGGCTCGCATGGCAAACATCGGGGCTGAGGGTGAGCAGGAGGTCTGGGTAAAAGATGTCCCCTGCGCGCTCAAGGCAAGGCTATTGGTAGGAACACACAGCAACCCATCGGCCCTCTTGGACCATGGACATGCATCAAACAGGGACGCAGCGCGAGAAGGGCGCTACGACCCACTAAATCCCAACCGCCGATTCATGGCGAAAGGAAGAGAGTGGAGAAAATGAAAAAGCCATTGTTTCAGTTTCCAGAGCCGCGTGCAGCGGTGCGAGAAGGAGAAGCCTTTCTTCAGTTCACTAGCAAAGGGGAGGTGATCGGCGAAATCAATTTCAGTCGAATCATGAAGCAGTGCTGGGAGAACATCAAAAAGCCAAGGGAAGAGGGTCTGGAGGTGGCTCGATGAAGTGTCCGGTGTGCGATTCGGTGATGCGCAAAGCAGACCTCCCGAAGAAGTACAACATCCTCTATTGCGAAAGTTGCGGAGAGCTCGGCCAGGTGGTTGACGGAGCAGTGGCTCCACGAGGGACCTTGCTTGAGCGCGCCGCCTTGGGCGATGACCGAGTTCATGCAGCAATTTCCAAACCCCACGTCAGTGACGTAGCTTCGTTTATCGAGATCTTCGAGAACGCGACTCGGATGTGGCAGATGGATTTGGCTGCAGCGTCAGGGGGGTTGCGTACAATCCTCGCCCAAATTGAGAACCGCGTTGACTTCGCTATCAACAAATTCACTGGCCTTGACATGGCCTCAGATGAGGCGGCGGACGCCCTTCGGATGCTGAGGGAGGCTCGGGAATTGGTGTCAACCCTGCCTAGTCGAAGCCGCGGGGTCCAGGAGGGAACCGATGGAGAAGTACGCAGTCAATGACGTGAGAGAGCTTCAGGAGAAGGAGCTCAAGCAAGTTCGCTCGAGACTGGAAGAGCTTCGCGGGAGTCTAGAAAAGACCGCCGCGGAGACCCAAGAGGTTGAGCGCCTGGAGGCCCGAGAGGCCGAGATCGCGCTCGAGCTCCAGGACTGAAAGCAGTCAAATTAGCAGGGCATAAGTTCTGTAAGGCCAAAGGTACGCAATGGTGCACACCTGGCTGAATACATACATAGGACAAGGGGAGTGATTCGCAATGAGCGATAAATCACTGACTAAGACATCTCAGAACAGCGAGTCGCTGCAACACCACAACCAGGGAAACTACGGGTTCAGTCCAGAACAAGTCGCGCTCATCAAGAAGACGATCTGCCCCGGGTCAACGGACGACGAACTCAATCTGTTTGTGACTACGGCCAGGCGCCTCGGTCTCGATCCGTTTGCTCGGCAAATCTTTGCTGTCAAGCGATGGACCAAGGACGGAGAAGTCATGTCCATCCAGGTTTCCATTGATGGCTACCGCCTGGCCGCCGAGAGGACGGGAAAGTACGAGGGCCAATCTGGTCCATATTGGTGCGGAGAGGATGGGGAATGGAAGGACGTTTGGCTCAGCAATAAGCCCCCCGTGGCCGCCAAGGTTGGCGTCTACAAGAAGGGAACGCGAGAACCCACCTTCGCTGTTGCCAGGTTTGATAGCTACGCCCAGCGGAAGAAGGATGGAAGCCTCACAGCAATGTGGAGCAAGATGCCCGACCTCATGATTGCTAAGTGCGCGGAGGCCCTGGCGCTCCGTAAGAGCTTTCCGGCCGACCTGTCAGGGGTTTACACGCAAGAGGAGATGGCTGGCCAGAACCTCGAGGTTGCCACCGATGCTCAAATTGTTGAGCCTGGCAGCGTCGAGGAAAAGCTCATGCAGCGTCTTAACGATCCAAAGACGCAAGAGTTGTTTGCTGCCATCGCCGAGTACGAGCCAGTCACTGACCAGAAGAAGATGAGTACGCTCAAGAAGTACCGCTCAGACGAGAAGCTGTGGGAGGTACTCGCGAAAAAAGTTTCCAAGCTGAAGGAACAGGAGGCTGCTAGCGAATGAAGAAGCTAGTCGTTCTTGGCAAAACACTAGACGTAAAACTCTCACATTCGTTCATCCAGAACGCGGCCTGCCCCTTCTACCTGAAGTGCAACTACGTCGACAAGTTGCAGGAGAAGTACATCCGGGTCGCCGCTGAACGGGGAAAGGCAATTCACGAGGCGCTAGCAACACTTCTTCAGGGATGCGTCGACAAAGGAATTCAGCCAAGCGATTTGCACGACACGCTGATTAGAGAGGTCGTCCAGAACCACACCCCATCTCACATCATGAGTGAGGTGGGGTTGATTCTTTCCTGGGCAATGATGTGGAGGGATAAGTTCAAACTGCCGGCCCATGTCGAGGGCATCGAGGAGAAGATTGGTCTCGACGACGAGTATGACGAGTGCGAGTTCGCAACAGCTTCCTATCGAGGAATACTTGACCTCTGGCAGCTGAAGGATGGTCACGCGCTTATTACGGACTGGAAGTCGCAGAACCACATCATGAGCCAGACCGAGCTTGATCAGCATGAACAGATGACGTTCTATTGCTGGCTTCTCTGGAAGCTCTACCCCGATGACATTGAGAAGTTCACCTGTCGTATCTGGTACCTTCGGTACAACTTCTTCATGGATACGGTGAGGACTGAGCAGGATCTCATCGAATTTGAGAACGCTCTCATCATTAAGGAAAGGAAGATCACCGAGATCACGAGCTGGGACCCAATTCCCGGAAAGCACTGCGGATACTGCGACTACATTCTGCATTGCCCTATCGCGAAAGATCTCAGCCCAGAGAACCAAGCCATCATCACCCAGGAGCAGGCGATCATCGCAGCTCAGAAGCTTACGGTTATAGAGGCTCTCAAGGGCGAGCTAACCAACAATCTGAAGGAATACGTGAAGGCAAACGACGAGGTCATGATCGGAGACAACTGGGTCTATGGCTACAGCCACAGTCAGTCGGACAAGTGGAGCGCAGAAAAGTTGGCTCCAATTCTAAAGAAGCATGGCCATGACGTGTCCGAGCTGGCCAACGCAGACACCAAAAAGGTCAAAAAGCTGCTCAAACAGGCCACCAAGGAGAATCCAGCCCTGGCCGCCGATATCGAAAAAATTCGAGAAGAGAAGCACACGACCAAATTCCAGGGCTACCAGCGGAAGTAGTCTCGATGTAGACTCTGCAGCATGACAACTCGTCGCCAACTGTTCGGGGCCAACCAAAAGTCATCGGGTGAAGACATCATTCCGGCGACCGTCAAGTTCCGCATTGACAAGAAAAAGGGCCGCATCAAACCACTCAGCTCTGAAGAGAAGATGCTTTGCGCATTGCGCAAGGTTCTCGCTTCAATGTCGGATGCCAATGATCATGGATGCCGGTACTACATTGATCGGCAAAAAGTCCAGCTCACAAAGCGTCCAGCAAGCTCGAGCGATGATGGGTCCAAAAGGTCCTATAGCGCTGCAGGTCGATGTCGGCTCGGGGTTTGTCACCCAGAGGGTCATAAGAGCTCGATGTTCGTCGAGTTCAAGATCAGCTTCAAGGACATCGTCGACGAGCGTGGCTTGCCCGACGTCGCTTTCTTTGACCCGACAACGATTGACGAGCTCCCTCGGAACAGCCCGCTGATTCCGACGGTGCTCCGATAGGTTGAGCACATACTGGAGGCACTCTCATAGGCCGACAGGCCTGGATCTCCTTTGCCATAAGCATGGGCCGGACACCCATGCAAAGGGGCTTTCAGTACCGGCGACAGGGCCGGGTGCTCATGTGAAACCTCCTCTGCCTGTCTCGAGGAGGTTTCTTTTTTAGGCATAAGACATGTACACGCAAGGAGGTGTACATGTCCAAAAAAATTGCCCTTGTGAAGATGCCTGATAAGGCTCTCCAGAAGACAAGGCAAGAGAAATTCGCTCGCAGTGAGAAACCATTCATGATGGTTCGTGGCGAGACCATGTCTGAAGAAGACATGCATTTCGAGAGAGCCCTGGAGAGAAGAGGGCGGAGTCCGATTGATGTTCTGAAAGAGTCATCTCGGATACAGCCACCGCTTGGTAAGGGAGCGATGGTAAACCTTGAGACAGCGTTGAGCTTCCTGTCTGCGTTCGATGAAATCGTTCCGTCAGGCTCAATCAACCCAGCCCTGGCTAGCATCAAGGTTTGGTTCAACCCGGAGGAGGACTGCAAGCTTTTCATGGAGGGCGGAAGTCACTGTGTGTGGGCGATTGCAGCGATTGATGCTGATCCAAAGACAGAAAAAATCTTCACAACCCTGGTTCCGGTAAGGCGGGCGAGGAATGTGCTTAGGGCGACAAGTCAGGCACAGAGGAGTGTCATGGTTGCCGTAGACGAGGACGGCGTCTGCCTTGGTTCTCACTCCATTCCGTTCGGTGGGAAGATTGCAGATTTTCCCGTTCAGCCAGTAATGCTGGAGCCAATCGCCAGGGCGGTGATGCCGTCATTCTATTATCGCGATGTAGCATCTAGAGTTGTTCCAGCGAGGGGACTGAACAGGCTTGAGGGCCTTGGGTCCGACAAGATCCTCCTGGACTTCGAGTTCTGCGATGTAGACGGAGCCTCGTCCGTGGTCTGTGTCGCAGTGGCAATGGATGGAGACCGAATCCATATGTTCCAGATGCCCAGGATGGTGATTGACCCAGAGGCAACGAGAATGCCTCCTGCGGTTCACGTAGATGCGAGTTTCTTCCGGTATCTGACGATGGTGGCAAGCGGAGACTGGACAGCTGTCGAGCTCGGGGATGAACAGGTCATCGTGAAGGGGAAGGACTTTCTGGTCATTGCTAAGGCGGTCGCCGAGAAGAAGCACTCCCCTACGAGAATTGGTGAGTGGCGAAAGATAAACGTTTCCCATGAGGGAAGCTGGCTGGTCGAGTCCGAGGGTCTCAGGGCGATGCTCGGAATGATGCCGGGCAAGTCCATTCGCATGAAATTCGATTGCATGTACGACTCGATATCGGTCTCCGGCGTAGATAACGAGGGAACTAGGTGCAAGCGATCGATGTCGGCACAGAGGCGTGGAGGAGCGTCCTATGTAGACGTTGAGGTGAATAAGAAATACATGCTCGAGGCGATAGATGGGTGCTCTACCAATCTTGTCCGCCTGAGCTTTGACCACGACATGGAAGAACAGCCGTCCGCCCCAATCGTGGTGCGAGGCGAAGACGAACTATTCAAGGCAATCATCATGCCTATTTCAGGAGATACCGATGCATAGATGCGGACCAAACTGCGGCGTATTAAAACGCCTTCGAAAGATTGCCCTACTCAGGGCGAATCCGGTATCGGATGAAATCATTCCTGTTAAGTCATGGTGCCGCGTTTGCGGTGTTCCAGTATTGCTTGAGGTGATGAACAGTTACGACATGGCCGTCCGACACTTCTACGCCCTGGACGACACGCCGATGGTTCACAAGGCAATCCACGCTGAAACCTCTGGCTGGGGAGTTCATTGGCGACTGGACGATGTCTTGGCGACGGTATTTCCCCACCAGCATCCGATTGATGAGCTCTATTGGCCGATGCCGCCCTGGTGGATTGAGAACTACGGAGAGCCGCAATCCGAGGATCAGGGGATACTTATCCTCAGCCAATCGCAGATTGACAACTACGAGGAGGAGCACATGGACCTTGAGCTCCATCTGCTCTCTCGGTACCTCCGCGACAATCCCAGGGATGCAGCTCAGCTCGAGGGCGAGTACGGTGAGGTCTGGAGCGCGGAGGACGTTGGTGAGGACTTTGAGATACTGGGCTTCAAGAGCCCATTTGCCATAGCCAAATGCAGGAAGACGGGGCAGCGAGGGAGCCTGGTCTTTCAGAACAATCCAAGGTTCTACTTTGGCTGGGATCCAGAGAGGGTCATATGAACTCCTGTGTGTTTTGCAAGAAGCCAATTGAGCCAGGAACGCCCGCCACGTCCGTTGTTGGTGGCCAATTCCCCAGGGAAGACCCCGATTTCTTCATGGTGGATGAGACGGTTCTGGCCGAGAGCTACTCGCATCTTCCCTGCCTGATAGGAGCTGTTTCAAGAGGAGGGGAATCCGGGAACAGATCGTGATAGAGTCTTTGAACAAAGGACATTGCAGTCGCCGTGCGGGTCAAGAAGGAACTCAACACACACCACGTCAGTCGCATCAAGGGGGAGACGAGCCGAGAGCTCGCCGACCGATGTCCAGATCGACTGGTTGTGTTTCCTTCTTCTCCGTGCACCAACGTCGGTTGCAAATACGCGATCAAAGAACCCGGCTATATGAATTGTACGTTTGTCGCGGCAGAGGCTGGAGAGCATACGCTCGAGGCCATCGGCGACATGATGGGCATCACCAGAGAAGGTGTCCGCCTTATCGAGAGGCGCGCTCTCATAAAGATCCGGGCTCAGCTATCGCAGGATAAGCTCGATGAAACGGACCGGACCACCCAGCGTCAACCATGTTTTGCTTCAGGGGGAGATAACGTCTACCCCATCAGTGAAGTCAATAAGCTCTCGCACCCAGGTGACATCATTCCAGCTCTCAATGACAGAGAGCTGGGTGAATGCGGAGGGTGAATACCGAGAACGCAAAAACCGAGTCATCGTAGAGGTGGTCGGGAAAGACTCTGCTCGAGTGGCAGAGCAGGCGAAGCTTGGTTCATGGGTTACCCTGGAAGGTTACTTCCGCTCTGAGCTCTTCAAGGGCCAGGAGTTGACGAAAGTGCGTACTCTCTCTGTTGATATTTGGGAGAGAGATAGTGACAAAGAGAGAGAAGCTTCAGGCTCGGTATCAGAAAGAGCTCGACAGAATGGAAAGAGAGCGCTTGCCCGGCGCTAAGGAGGAACTCGAGCGAGGCGCGGGAGAAAAAGGAAAATGGATGCGCTCCCAGAAAGAGAAGATCGAGCGCGCCATAAGGGATGAGGATGAGATCTTGTTTGAGCGAGCTCTCGGGGGCTGGCTGAAGGGCTGGGGGACGGTCAATACTGAGATCGCCGAGAATTATCGCAAGACCGTAGAGCCCGAGATGTGGGAGCTCCGTTACGTTCGATGGATGAACATCAGGTTCATGAAGCTCGAGTGCGACATGGGAACTTTTTACATCGTCCCCAGGACTCCGAATCGCAGGCCAAAGACTGACCACTGGTTCACCGTAGACGAGATGCTAGACATTCTCGCTGCTCCCGGTGTAGTGGCGTCATCCAAGGCGTTCGGTGCACTGCCCAGTCGCCCGGACTCTACATCCAGGCCTGGGTCTGACGAGCGCCACCTTGTGGTCAACTTTGCCGACAGTAACAAGCCTGCCGTTTACTACGACTATAGGGGGAGGCCTAGCGATGGCTGAAAAGGGTTTTGTCGATGCACTCATCAAGACAGTGAAAGATTTCGAGAATGCTGTAGCGGTTCGCCCATCCGACAACTACACGATGGGAATACCGGATGTGCTTGGCTGGATTCCGGTGAACTCTCCCAGTCCCGTGGTCTGGGCCGTGGCCATAGAGGCCAAGGAGGTTAACCCTCTGATGGAAGACCCGTTCCACAAGGGGCGCCGAACGGGTCGGATGCTGAAGCACGAGTTCACAGGCCCCCAGGTATCGATGTTGCGGAAGATGAAGCAGGCTGGGGTCGACGCCTTCGGTCTTGTCAGAGCCTCCAGTGATACTGCCTTCCGAATCGAGCCGGAAGATATCCCCACCAAGACAGGAAATTTCACGCACGAAGAGCTCGTGAAATTCGGCACCGTGGTCCGGCGAGAAAAAGGCATCTGGAAATTCTGGGAGACAGACAATGATCAAGTACCTGGTTCAAGACATCGAGACGATCCCCGAGAGTGAGATCGTAGACATGTGGACGCCCACCGATGCGGACAAGGAGCGCTACCCCGACAGGGCACCCTTCCCGCCAATCTGGTGTCACAAGGTCATCTGTATCGGAATGCTCGCCTTGGACAAAGATTTCAAGGCCACGAAGGGTGGTTGTGCCGCCGGCGGACTGAGCGGTGGCAAATCCGAGAAGGAGATGATCGAGCGCTGGAGCTACGCGGCATCAGGCAAGATGTGGGAGCAACCGCGAGCTCTTCGCATGGTGGATTACAACGGCCGGGGTTTCGATGTCCCCGTGCTTCAGACTCGAGCTTTCCGGTATGGAATTCAACTGCCCTGGTACTTCGGAAGGCTGCCGGACAACAAGGGAACTATCTCGACGTGGTCCAAGGAATACCGAGACCGCTACGGCGGGCATCATCTTGACATCCAGGAGCTCTGGACCAACAAGGGCTCATTCCGTTATCCGCACCTGGCCAACCTGGCATGCCTTATGGGCCTGCCTGGAAAGGTCGGGATCGACGGCAGCAAGGTTCACGAGGCCTACCTGAAGGGGCAGCGCGAGGAAATCGACATCTACTGCATGCAGGACGTCTATCAGACGGCTTTCATCTTCCAGCGGTTCCAGTACATGTCGGGGCGACTGGCTCTCGAGGGTTACCGCGAGGCGGCCACAAGTGTCCTTGATATCATCGCAAAAGAGGAGGTCCACTCTGATTTCCTTGGGCAAATCGACAAGGCTGCCGTTCTGCTCGAGTAGTGTAGAATCGGGCCATGCCCACGCTGAAGATTGACGGAACGCTGTCCTTCCCCATTGGGTCCGAGTCGAATCTTTCGAGTCGCACGTTTTCCGCACAACTCTTCTACGATGAGCGAAGCTTGGATGACGTGTCGATTCCTGGTGCTGTAGTTGACCAGGATCTCATGAGTCTTATCGCGGATGCGAAGGCCTGTTACATCGAGGTCGTGTCGGGCGAGGGAGAGCTAAAAATCAATGGCTCAGCTCCAACCTTGCCGATCTCGGTGGATGGTGGTTTCTGGGTCTGGTTCAATCCCAACGGAGGATTGACCGCCCTCTCCATCACCACGGCCGCAGCCGCAAAGCTGCGCGTCTACATGTTCACTTGATCAAAACGTCTTTTTTTAGCATTGACGCTTTGATGTCCCTTTCGTAGGTTTGGGCCATGCCATCACGCTTATTTGACGCTCGAGTAAAGCTAATGAGCCAGGAGGAGGCTCGAGCGTCCCGCGAGGAAGCGAAGAAGAGAGCCCAGGAGGCGGATGACGCCATCAAGGAGCTTGAGGAGACGGACGCCGCCAGCGTCAAGCTTAGAGAGACCCTGGCCGCGGCACAGGCTGTGGCGCCGATCGTCTACAAGGAGTACCGCCGGCCTGGCTCGAAGTGGATGATCGAGCACTCCCAGGTAGGCCAAGACTACATCTTCCAGGTCCACACCCTGAAGCCGCCGAAAATCGAGGTCCAGGGAGTACTTGGGCTGATGATCAGCGCAATGGACGTGATCTTCCCAAGATCGTTGGATATTCGCTATGTTCCGCCGAGCCCGCGGTACAAGCTTCAATTTTACACAATCAGGGTAGAGAAGGTGGTGGGACTGCCTGGATGGTCAACGGCCATCGAGCGGGCACTGGCCTCCCTGTCAGTCATGGACGCCTGGCCTCGCCAGGAGCGCGGCTAGCCCCGTCCACGTCGCGACATGCGACCGATGGTCTTGAGCCCCAGGGCGGCCAGGAGACCGCCGAGAGCGCCCTTCTTGAGAGCTCCCACGGCAGTCTCCTGGGGTCCGTCGTATGGGTTGGGGGAGAAGCCGGCCTTGACGCTGTCGATGGCATGGCCCCCGAGTCCTGCCAAAGCGCCGCCGACCCCGAGTCGTTCATACAGGCGGTCCGGCCCAATCCGGATTTTCGCCTGCTTAGCGAAGCCCCCCGGCCTGAGCCGGAGGAGTTCGTCGGTGAACGACTGTAGGTTCATTGAGGTCTACTGGTTGGCGAACAGCGGCTGGCCAGCGCCGGTGAGCTGCATACGGATCGGGCGAACCTGATCGAACTGAAGACTCACGCCCTCCATGAGGAGGACAGAGCCAGAGCTGATGGACAGCTGGTGGCCCTGGATGTAGCACTCCTCGAGATAGACGGCACCGAGAGTCATGTCGAGCTGGTTGCGGAAGTAGATGCAGATACCAGTGGGCTGATTGAAGATATCCGACGCCAGGTTCATCCAGAGATCGTCATAGCCTGGATTGAACCGAACCCTGTGGAGCTCTTGCTGAAGCTGAGGAAGATTCAGCAGAGTCTTGTTGGGGTTGGGAATATCGACGCCGCCGACATTGACCGTGTCATCGCTTTCGTTCAGGAAGTTGAACTTGTCGGAAGCGGTCTGTTTGTAGTGGGCGTACAACACCTTCAGAAGGGATGGACCGTGGTAGAGGACTCGACCCAGGGTGATCGAACCAATGGTTCGGCCGGGGATGAAGTACGAGCGGCTGGAGCCAATCTCGAAGATTCGCTGAAGCTGCTTCGACTGGCTCAGGCCTACGTTCTCTAGAACTCCGATGGGGAATACCTGGTCCCCTTCGTCGTCGGTCAGGGCGTCATCGCCATTGCCGATGTCACTAAGCCGAGGAGGCCCGGCGGCGATGAGCGTTGTCTCTGCCGAGACAAATTCACCGCCGAGGAGCTCCTCTTGGACGTGGTGGTTGTGGAAGTCCCAGTTGTTGAAGGACGTGGTTGCTGCTGGACGAAGAGGCATTGTTTCTCCTTACCTGGGACTAGACGAGAAGGGTCAGCTTGATGTTGTTGAGTGGAATCGGAATGGAGATGTCGATGTCGATCTCCACCGTATCCGGCGCGATATCGGACTCCTCGATCCTGGTCAGAGAGCCGCCGCGGAGCGGAGCTCCGATTCGAGCAACTCGTTGATCTAGCAGGAAAGTGATGCCGCTCTGCCCCCTGGTCTTGAGTAGGTCCAACAGACCGTCGGTGATGTTGTAAATACCCAGGAACGGGCGATAGAGGCGACGGAAGAATCGCGCGATGAGGTCGACGTTCTTCGTGACCGAGAACTCCTGGAAGTAGATCGTGGTCAGGTCGGTGGTCAACTGGTGGCGAACAATGAGAGCAGCGTCCGGCACTGGCTGAACGAAGATCATGTTGCCGCCGCCGGCGATAGTGTCGAGCTGGACGTCGCTGAAGATGTCATCCGAGTTCTCGCGACCAACGAATCCAGTCAGGGCAAGATTGGTGAAGCCCTGCTGGCTCGGCAGTCCGGCGGTTAGGCCAGAGAGAACCGGTGCAGCAAAGTACCCTGGGATGAGAGTTGCTTCGCCGTTGACCGACACGGCAAGCCTGTCCGGCCAGGTGTGAACGACACGGCGGCTTCCAAAGGAGCTCGCGTATCCGGCCAGGAAGTCCGCTTGCTCATTGAGCGAGAGGTCTTTCGTGATGCGGTACTCTACATCGGTAAGGGTGCCACCGAATCCAGCGGTCGGATCGGAGTCGAGGGTGATCTGAGACTCAGAGTCAATCGATGCAATCGGATGACGAGTGCCAGTAATGAAGGCATCCTCGGTCGCATTTGGCGTGACCGACACGACATCGAGAGTCGTTAAGGTCGGAGTGGTGAGACCGTTGAATTCCTCGGTGACCGGGACAGTGCTGTTGTCTGTCCGAACGACCGTAGAGGAGAGAACAGCCTCGATGATGTGATCGGCGTTGTTGGCGCCGTTGGTAGCACCAGCAACACGCAGCTTCCGACCGATGTCGTCATCAGTGAAGATCGCGCCGAGGATAGTCCACTGCCGGCTCGGTCCGTCGACGGAGTCGGAGACAGCATCGCGAGCAGGCTCACGATTGATGTCGTACAGGGTCGCCGCATGGCCGGCAAATGTTTCGTCAGCCCCGGGAACCTCGATGGTGGTGATGGTCGTAGAGCTGAGGACGTTTCCTACGGTGAAGACGCCGTCATTGAGCCCACCGACAGTTCCGGTGATGTACAGCAGGCGACCGATATCAGCCGGCGTGAACGCGCCATTGGTGAAGGTCCAGGTCTTGGTGGCCTGGACAACATTGTCGACACCGTCATCGGTGGTGATGGCTCGAGCCAGGTCAACAATCCAGGCACGGGTGCCTGCGGCCATGAGCTCGGCGCCGCCCGGCGGAGTCGGGGTCACACCGACCTTCGCAGTGCTCACGATGGAGGCAATTGCGTAGGCGATATCATTGGCCGGGCTGGTCGCACCGCGGACCAGGATGGTTCTCCCGACGTCTGCGGCAACGAACTCGCCGTTGGTGATCTGGATTTCATCCGGGCCAGCGGTGAAGTAGTCTCGCTCGTCCGGAGTTACCGAACGCTGGACACCTTCAACAGCGGTGTACGAAATGATTTCCAGCAAGGAGCCAACAGTCACGTCATCGGTGATGAAGCTTCCGTTGTCTGGGTCGCGGAACTGAGTGTTTTCGGTTCCGGCGATTCCATTGCCGACGCCGGAGGATGTCTCGGTGCCAATCCCGCTGGGCGGGACAAGAACTTCGACTGTGCGAATCTTTCGGTTGAAGAAGCAGACCCTTTCCCTGCCGACGGTTGATACAGACATGCCTTCGACATGAGCCTTGGCGAGCTGGTGAACGGCAGTGTTGTGGGTCATTACGGCAATGCCGTAGACGTCCTTGTTCTCAAGGAACTCCAGGGCGTCCTGCCAAGCCTGCTCTTCATTCGAGAGAAACCCTCCCCCCAGGCCAGTAAAGCTAACCTCGGTGGTGGTGTTCTGCAGGGCGAGGTTTACGCCGTAAGCGCCGACGTTCGAGGGAACAATGTTGCCAATCCCGAAGACGGCCTCAAGAGAGTCTAGGTCGGTGAATACCGTAAGGTCTCCGGCTAAGTCAGGTCGGAGAGCTCTCCAGGAGAGCAGAACGGTTCCCTCAACGACAGGAAGAGGGGTCGCATCGTTGCTTTGAAGGCCGGGGAGGACGTCGACGCTGGTGGCGGTCTTGGTGATGCCGTTGGCAGCAAAGTCTTCTTCTGAGTACTCTTCTTCCGCTCGGTACTCAAGGACTCGGTACTCGACGTTGGTTAGGGGAAGAGCACTCTTCCACTCGGCAGCGAGAACAAGGGTGTTGTCATCGGTCTTCCTGATAACAAGCTTACGCCCCTGGTCGGCTGGATCTATGCCAACTGCATCGATGATGTCGACGTAGAAGACGGGGGCACCCTCTGCGTCAGGATCGAACGATGAAAAGGCGCCAGCCGTGGCATCGGTGAAAAGATTTGGAGTGTCGAGGACTCCAGTAATCTTGCTGGCCGATGGCAGCGGGGGTTCTTTTACGAGGTAGACGTCCTGGAGCTTGAAGCCAACGCCCTTGTGGGCACTAGCCTCGGCTTCATCATCGGGAGCATCGCCGAGGTCAACAATTGCACCCACCTCGAGCCCGACATAGGGATACGAGGTGATGGAAAGGTTGTCCTCAGAGTAGACACCGGCGTTGACGTCGTCTTCGATTTGGTAAGCCGGTCCGGCTACCAATGCGGGAAGAGACGGAAGCGCAAGTGCGGCGGCGGCTTGCTGGAACTCTTGGATTACTTCAACTGCAGGTCGGCGATATGCCATCTAACGATCCTCCTGATGCACGCTAGTGTGTGCCACTCCCGCTTGTCCGTACAACAATGTCTTGCAGCTTCTTGGAGTTATTCGGCCTCACGCTGTATCTCCGCTGCACCATGGCCTGAATGGCGATGGGAACAACAGACATTTCTGGGCGTGAGTCGCTTTTTACGAGGGCTTCTTCCCCCATGTTCGTGGCCTCGACTTTGAAAAAGCCTAGATGATTCGGGACCATGATACCGCGTCTTGCGATTTTCCGCAGGACGTCTCGTAGCACCTGGAATCCCTCAAAAAGGTAGCCAGCAATGTCCTCGGCCTCGACGCCCTGGCGAGAGAAGCAAGAGAGAACTACAGACCCTCGAATGAGGTCGGTGTGAGTCCTGGTGTCGGTTCGCATGTCGATGGACTGGAGCTGTCGAAAACCGCTTGTACGCATCCACGCGAGGGGACCCCGATTGGCCACGATGGCCGGCTTGGAGCCAACCTGGTCGAGGTTGAATGCGTACTTATCCACAATCATTATCTGGGTTTTCTCCTGGTCTGGATCCCAGCAGATTCCCATCGGGTTGTTCTCGAGGAACATGAGCTGAGCAATTTCAAGGGCGTATGACTTGATGACCTGGTGCGCGCGCACGTACCGCCGCTGATCGTCATGGACGCTGCGGGCGTTGTCCTGAGAGACCTCAGGGGGAAGTACTGGTTGGTCGTCGCTCATGTAGTCGGGTTCTCATCTTCGACTTCCTTCAAAGCCTCTTCGAAGGCGTCGCCCAGTCTATTCCTAACCGTGTTGGTTACGGTGTTTTTCATGGATTCGACGGAAGCCTTTTCTGACTGCTCACGGAAGATGTTCTCGAGCTCGATGCGACGGAATACGAGGTCCGATCGGCCATCTGACCGAGACCTGATTTCGGGGACTCCAGTGCTGGCCTCGAACAAAGACTCTACCGATACGGCATCGACCCCCTCAGACTTGTCATGTTGAGCCATCTTCGAGGTGGCCCCAAGAATTTCGCTGGCATTGTCGGAGGTAATAACGAAGCGATTCCCTTCCGTCTTAACCTTGACTGCTGCACCGGGAGCTCTGTTGAGCCCTGGATCTGCCTGAGTGTTCAGATCTCTCTCAATGTTCTTGCCGATCTTGTCGTTCACCCTCTGCAAAACGTCTTCGTAATTATCGAAGGCCGTCGACTTTCTCAGGTCGAATCTGAACCAGTTGTTGAAGTTCGTGCTCATGAGAGGCTGGAAAAGTTCGTCAGGTGATTGGGGGTGGTCAGCGGAGTTGGTGCCACATTGTATTGAGCGGTGGCGGTTAACTGCGGCTGGCCAGACTTGAGTCCAGTCCTTGCGCCTGATCCCTGTGTTGCATCCATCACGGACTGGATCGCAGACGCGAGGTCATATCCGGCCGGTCGCTCATGCTGAGGGTAAGCTGCTATCTTGATGAGCTCGTCGGCAAATCCGCGCATGAAGTGATTCATCAGAAAAGCCTCTCGTCCTTAATCTTCTCCCATTCTCGCACGATTTCACGCAGCTCTGCGTCGTCAATCTTCTGGACGAGTCTTGTGTACTCAACCTGGTCGCGACCAATGCCATTGAGGCGGCAAATGTGCTGAATGGTTGTGCCCATGGGCTGAATTGTGCGAACCGATGCGATTCGCCAAAGCGTGGCAGGCATGACCTCGTAGATGAGGTCCCCGGGTTTGACCTGAGGGTATGCGGAGAACCAGCAGTCTTTTTCTTTAGACTGGAGCTCGCCGAAGTCGGCTATCTGAACCAGCTTCTCGTCGGGGTTGTAGTCGACGAAGAATGGAATCGGATCGAAGTATGGCCGCTGTCGCCCGGTGTTTAAGCACAGCGTGCAATCTGAGCGGTCCGATCTTCCAGTTGTCGGGTTGTAGCAGACGCACCTGGCCGACGAGATCGTCCGCTCGACGAAGGCAAACGATGGCTTGCCCTGGAGATACTGGAGGACGAAGTCGTGGCGACGGATGATCTCAAGCTCGTGGGGCCTGGGGCTCGTCTCCCATGTACGAATCTCGGACAGGATGTCGCCGTTGGCCGTGGTTGCCCGAATTCGGTAGTAATACCTGCGCCACCAGTTGATAAGGTTCGCCGTGATGTCGACGTACTCATAGGATAGAACACCGCCCTGTCCAGCGATGCCGGTTTCGAGAACATCTATTTCATCGTCATCCGAGAAGCTCGGGGACTGAGATCGTTCGACGGCGAACTCAACTGTGTCGAGACCGCTGTGCTGGGTGACGAGATCCCATGAGACCAATATCCTCGCATTCCCGCTCGGCGGCGACTCGGGCTGAGCGATGATTATGTCGAGCCGTTTGAAAGCGAGCATCGACCTACCAGAAGTAATTGAGGATGGAGTATTCGGAGATCACGCCGCTGGCGAGCGAGCTGTTGATGTTCGCCGAGATCTTGAAGTTTTGCTTCTTCCGCTCGTACTCAGCCACGAACTGCGCAATCCAGCTCTGGTAAAGCTGGGTCTTGTCGAAGATACGGACGGAAACACCGCCGGAGCTATATGCGAGCTCATTCCTCGATTGCAGAATGCCCTTGCTTCGGAGCACCTGGATAGTGGCTCCATATATCAGCAGGTACAGAGAGGGAAAGGTAGCAAGACCACTGGCACCCAGGAGGGGCGCCGTGATGTTGTAGTCGTCGATGGCCAAGTCGATTGCTAGATCGAGGTCCGTGTCCGTCGACTCTTCCCGTCGAATCAGCCGGTTGAGCTCGGGGGTATCATTGAGAAAGAGGCGAAGGAGCTTCCTTACTCGTTCGCGCTCGTTCTCTTCTGCGGTACCGGTTGTGGTTGCCACTGACTAGCCTCCCGGCGGGTGCCGGCGACTAGCCTTCCCCGCGCCTGTTACGACGCTTTTTCTTCGAGCTCGAGTCATCCTCGGAACTCGAATCAGCATCGTCGGCGGAGGAAGACTCATCGCTGTCCGTTTCCTCCGCGGACGCAGCCTCGGCCTCAGCCAAGGCTTTTGCCTCGGCCTCAGCCTTCGCTTTCGCCAAAATCTCAGCCTTGGCTTTTTCCTTGGCTTCAGCCTCGGCCTTGGCCTTGGCGGCCCCGTCGTCCGAAGCCTGCTTAGCAGGCTCGGACTCGGGGAAGATCGGAGTAGGAGCGAACGAGCCCTCCTCGAGCTTCAGGACACCGGCGTCAACCAGAACCATGGTTCCCTTGTCCAGTCTGTTGACCGGACACTTGTCCCCTGGTTTCAGAAGTTTTCCGGCCTCAGTCAAGAAGACGTTTCGAGCACCCTTCTTGGATGAGGCGGAAATGTTTGTGACCCTGTACTTGAGCATGGCTTACGTTACGCTCCGTCCGGTACTTGCGTCAAGTGACGTGATGATCTCTTAGATCAGGGTCATCTTGGCGGCGGCACGGAGGTTTCCGTAGCCCATACCGACGTATTCCCAGGTCTGCCAGGAGACCATGTCAGCACGCTTCTCGATGTAGAACTTGGTGTCGTTCAGAATGTAGAAGTTGCCGAGGTATTTGGGGTCGGTGAAGATGTACAACGTTCCCGGGGGCACGATCGACGACTTGATCGTGACGACCAGCTTGTGGCCGAGGATGGTGTTGTACTTGTAGCCGTTGACCAGGATCTCCGAGGCCAGCGGCGAGCCGATGACGGCCGACTCCTGGGTCATGAAGTCGTCCCAGTCCGCCTTGTGCATCAGGATGGTGCCAACGGCGAGCTCGTCGGTGTCGAGGGCCTTGAACAGTTTCACCAGGTTCTCGGAGGTGGCCGGGCCGGCAACCGCCGGGGCAACGTCCTTGCCGTTCGCGGCGATGACCGCGTCGGTGAACTCGATGAACTTTCCGTCCTCGATCTTCTGGATGTCCTTAACCGAGTTCTCCTCGATGACCTTGGTCACCGGGAAGTCGTAGGCCAGGAGCTCGGCTTCGTTCTTCTTGAACTTTTCCGATTCGATCTTGAAGAACGGAATCTCGTAGCGGTCGCCCTCGATGTACCGCTCGAACGCCTTGCCTCGGAAGTTCACCGCGGCCGCCGAGCTCTGGGGCTCGATGTCGACGATCTTCACGAGGGTGTCGTGATTGACCGAACGCTGGCAGTCCGCCTTGGTGACGTATTCCGGGGGAAGAATCGAACGGGTGAACGAGACTTCGCGCAGGCGCTCGCGCACGAAAGCGCCACCCGCCTGAGCGGCCTTCTCGAGACCGTCGTTGGTGTCCAACCTGGAAATGAACAGGTTGTTAAAGGTTGCGGCATCAATCTGATCCATGACTTTCTCCTATAGTCCTTGCTGGGTTGCCTTTGACTCAGCCGGGACTATGCCGGCGACTCGTAGTGAAGGACGCCGTTCGCGACTTCAAGAACCCGGCCAACGGCCGCTTGAAGCTGCGCAACAGTGACAGCGCCGGGGTCGACGGCATCGAGCATGCCCTTGCCGCCCTGGAAGGTGGCTACGAGCAGGTTGCCGGGGGCGAGGAAACCGGAGGCCGCATTGTACAGCTTGGTTTTCGCCTGGTAGGTGCCGGACAGAAGGTCGACGGTGCCAGTGGCAAGCGCGTCGGCCTGGCCGTTGCAGGAATCATCCTGACGGTAGCGGGTCCACGACGCTTTCGCGCCGAGGGCCGGAGCAGCGAGGGTATCGCCAGCGTCCAGCTTGGCAGCCTGGGTTTCTCCGCCGGCGGAGACAGGCTTCAGCCATTCACCAACATCGATCTCGGCAGCCGGATCGTTGATGGTCATGGGGTGACGAATGAGCTCGTCCATTCCTTTGACGAGTTCGAATTCGCGGGTAGTGCGAACATCTTTGGGTACGGGAAATGCCATAGTTGACCTCCTTCAGGATCGTTATTCTTCCGCCAGCCTATGGAAGAAGGCTGCCGTGGCATCTTGGGGAACGCCTCCAGAAGAGGCAACTTTGCCGAAATCGGGCATGTCGACGTCGAGATTCAGAGCTTCTTCGACGACACGAAGATCTTTCTCCATAAGAGAAGCGATCTTTTCCTCGAACTCAGCGAAATTTTCAAACGGGGCAACCTTGCCTCGTTCCACCATGCTGAAAGCGAGCTTCACTGCATCATTGCGTCGCTGGACATGGTCGAGCATGTCGGCCGCCTGCTTCAGCAGAACGTCTTTATCTTCCACTCGCTGTTCGTTGTCGTTTGCCATTTTCTCTCCGCCTGTCTTGTCTAGTTTCTCCGCAACGTACATTGTTGCCGCCAGCGGCGATACTACCTTGACTGCCTTCGAGATTGGGGCCGTTGCACTGTGAGTCTCATGTTCGATGAGTGCCCGATGCTTTGCCATTCCCATGGTACGCCGGGTGGGTAATACGTCAACTTGGCGAAACATTTTCTTTGTGCCGAGCTCGCGCTCGAGCATCCGCCCCAGTTTCTCGTCGATGTTTTTGATGGGACGGTGGTACTTGTCGTACAAAGCACGATTGACGCGCTCCTTACCCTTGAGCTTTCGGGCACCTGCGAGGAGCGGCCATAGGAAAAGAGAGCCAGACCCCTCGTCCTTCATAGCCTGACGGCGTCCCTCTCGAACGATCTTACTCGTGCTCGGGCTATCCTTTGTGATGCGTCGAGCCAGGTCGCGCACCGTAGCCATTGCGCGACGGCGAGGCATAACCTAGCCGGTGATGATTACGGGACCGCGACCAGACTTCTGCTTGTCGCCGCCGCCAGAAAGCGCCCTGTGACCCATATATCCCGCGCCAGCGTAGAGAGCAGGTTTCTTCATGGCATTGAGCTGCTTGCTGGTGAGACCAACCTCAGACCCACCAATCGTTCCGCTGACGGCGTAGTTCTTGGTGGCTTTCTCGCCAGCCTGAGCTGCCTGCATGGGGACAGACTTTTTCAGGTCATCGAACCCTGGAACCTTTTTGAAGCTCGTGTTTGGCATCGAGGTAAGAAGATTCAGTGATGAATCGTCGCCGAGATTCCGCCTCATCCTGGATAGGATAGCCATTTTCTCTGCTTCACTGGCACCCTCGGCCCTTCTAAGAACATCCTGCCACTCGCGAATGTTCTTGCTGCTGTAGGCCTGAGCCTTCTCAAGCTTTTGGCCGGCTCGACCGAACCTTTTGGTCGCTACAAATTCTCGGGCCCGACGGCCCACTCGCCCGAAGACAGCCTGTTTCTCGAGAAACTCAGCAACCTCATGCGGGCTATGGCCAGCGTCAAGGGCAGCTTTGATGAAAGCTGCTTCCTTGGAGCCAAACTGCGCGGCCACCTTCACCGACCCTGGAGAGGAGTCTTCGATTTCTCGAAGCTCGGACAGAGTCCGGCCAATGATGGCGACCGCAGCAGTTTTCTCGACCAGTTCCTGCTGGTTCGACGAAACGACCTCTTCGGGGGTCGCCTCTGCAGCACGACGACACCGCTCGGCCAGTTTCTGAAGATCAGGTCCCTGGCTTTTTGCGGCGGCTTGTTTTTTCAAGCTGCCACCGGAGAGCTCGCTGACTCCGGTGACATCAAGAAGTTGATCGAGTGTGTAGCCCATCTACATTTCCCCTGTGGGATGAGGTTTACCCTCGGTAATCCCCTAGCCGGGGTAGTGCTTAGAGATCAGGTGAGAGACGTAAGAAGGGTCTTCGGCCATGCGCTCGAGGATTGCAGCCTTGATGGAGGCCTTCTTCTCGGACTCTTCGCCGCCCTTGTCTTCCTCGCCTTCACTCTTGGCTTTAGTTTCCTCGTCCTTTTTCTCGGACTCGGAAGACTTCTCGCCTCGAGCTTTCGCCATGAGGGCGGCGACGGCTTTCTCTTTCTCGCCTTCGCTCGCCTCAGGCATTTCCTCTTCCATCGCCTCTTTGACCAGATCGGCCATGACGTGATGGGCGAGAACTCGACCAATGTGGTCGTAGTCCTGTGCTTGCTTGATCAGCTCAGCGTCGACATTCGAGAAGTCGGCTCCGTACTGAGCGGAAGCCTGCGCCTGGGCTTCTTTGACGTGGTCTTGCTCATTGAGCGCCACGAACACTTCTTTGAGTGAGTTCATCATCTTCTCCGGGGTTCAGTTGGAAATAACGGTCGGGGAAAACCCCAGGCTTACGCCTGGAGATCTCGAACCGTGGCGAACCCGGCCGGCGAACCGCTGCCCAGGCTGGTCGCCATGGACTCGGGGTCATCGCTGGTGCCCTGGCCGGCAGAGATGGTTTTGTTCGGCTTCAGCGAGTCTTTGTAGACTTGCTTCGGCGCCATGCCGGCGGTTTCGATCTTGCCGTCGTGGGCTTCGTTGCCAGCGAAGTTGGTTTCGACAGTCGGCAGACCGCGATCACCAAGAGCCGGGGTCGACGCCGCAGACGGCGATTCGGTCATCTGGTTCTCGTTGACATCGGTGTCCATGTTGCCGGCGAGCTTCTGGAACTCATCGAAGAAGCCGCGAGCCATGATGCGGCCAGCAGCGTCATACTCCGATGCGATCTTGATGATGTCCGGAGTCTCCTCCTGAACGTACTCATCGGCCTCGGCGTCGGCCAGAGCCTCAGCCATCTTGGCAAAGTCGACGTCTTCTTCGCCGTAGTACTCTTCGCCGTAAGCTTGCGGGATGGCGGCGGCTTCTTTGACCACGCCATCGTGCTGATTGATTGCCATGTAGATGTCTTGCAGTGAGTGCATTTGTTCCCCTCCAGAGGCGAGCTTGGTTGTGCCGACACCATCGTCGGCAAAGTTACTATCCGAGACGAATTCGCCTCCGGAATCAAAGGTTTCATCGGCGGCCGCAGCCGAACCGAACTTCTCCATCAACTCATTGAGAGTGGCCATGAGTGGTTCCTTTCTTTTTCTGCGCGAGCCGCTTGATTGCTTTGAAAATGGCTGCGTCGATGGCTGCGCCAGCCAGTACAGCCGGCATGAGCTTTGAGGATGATCCCACCGCATACAGCGCCATGTCTCCCATTGCGCTGCTGTGCTTCGTGAGGTTTTTCATCCCTTTCATCACCTGAGGTGCCAAGGCAAACGAGGCGAGTCCGGCAATATCTGGACGCATCGCTACGAAGCGATCGAATGCGTTCAGTTTTGCTCCCTGTCTCCATCGTTTTTGTTGGACGCCTGAGTAAATGTAAGCGAGGGGAATGAGGCCAATACGGGCCAATGGGTTCACCCCTGCAGTCTTGGAATGATGGTAGGCGGATGATTTCTTACCGTCAAGCCCGCGTCCTGTGCCGTTAGGACTTAATGGCATGGGCCTGTCTTGGGCGTCAAAGCCAACTGTAGCCCCGATTCCAGCACCGATTAGAATCGGAAGCAGCCACGGGTGCTTCGCCAGAGCCTTGATTGGGGCCGGTCCTTTGGTCACAAGCCCCGGGAAAGCCCTGCGGAAAACCAAGAATCCACCGGCCAGAGCCATGCTTGCTGGAAGCATTCCTCTCGTGCCCGACGAGGCCCGCAACCCCTCTTCGGTCATCGGATACCACTGGTTGCCCCTATCGTATCCGTCGAAGTCAGCTTTCTTCTCCATGTCTTGGAGGCGCCCGAGAAGAATTTCTGGGTAGCAGGACCGGTCAGCGACATAGGGTCGAAGCATCATCGCCACCTTTTCGCTGACGTCATCTTCCCCAAGCTGCGCAAATTCACTTGACCAGGATGGTGGCGTCGAGCTCGGTCTGGTCTCATCGAAAACCAGGCGATTCCGCTCGAGCTGGTCGGCGAGCTTCACATGCCCCTGCTTGATTAGGATGATTCGCTGGAATTCCTGCGGTCGAAGATCGATACCAAGAGCGGCGATAGTGCCAAGAATTTTCCGCAGAGGGAATCCGTTGGACAGTCGGTCGAGAAGTTCGGGCGGCAGCGGTCGCTCCATCCCTTTGACCGTGCCAGCGTCCTCCATAAAGGAGTTCAGCTTGGCCTTGTCCTCGGGGGTGGCCCCTTCAATGTTCGCCGCCGGCTGCGAAGGAACATCTTTCTCGATCTCGGCCCGCTTGTCCTGGGCGGCCCGCTTATCTTCTGCAGACAGCTTGGAGTAGAAGACTTCCCCGAGTTCCGCTGACGGACGCACCTCATATGGGCGCTGAGTGTAAGCCACCTTCTTGAGGACATGGCTAGCCTTCTCGGCGCCAATGGTGACGAAGCTGATGTCGAAAAACTTCGGAAGCCTGTTGTAGGCAAAGACCCTGCGACCATCCTGCAAGATCTTGTTCATTTGGTAGCGCAGATGCGTGCAGTACTCACCACGGTTCCGTGCGCGGTTTTTACAGATGGAGCATTCGTCCCACGGGACCTTGCAGCCCATCGAGACATCCCAGTAGTGGTTCTTTGCCAGGTCGCCAAGAATATCCTGACACTTCATGTCGTCGACGATGACGATGAGAAGAACCCGGTGCATGTTGGGGTCGTAGGCAGATAGCTTGACCTTCTCCCCGTATGCGCGCGCTGGGTCTTTGTTGACATGGTGCTTGTACGGGTAGGCGTAATGCATGAACGTCTCGTACCCGTAGTCGGCACCTTTGTGGCGGAGGGCTTCTTCGGGGAAGTAGTCTCCGTTGACGTTCGATCCGTAGTACTCGCCAGCCCCCATCGCATCGATGAGGAGCTGCGTCTTCCCGGGGATGGGCTTGGCCGACCGGATGTAGTTTTCCATCTCCGGTGGCAGCGGACGAGCCATCTTGATATGGCCGATGGTCTTGTTGACGTCGGCCTCGATGGGAAAGATGTGGGGTCCGGTAGCGTTGTCGTACCCCGCAAATGTGACAAGCTTGTACATTAGGTTGGCGGCTTAAAGGTCGTATTGCTGAGCGCGTTGCGTATCCTTGGAGCCGGCACAGGAGCACTGGCTACACTTCTCTGCGCTTGAGGCTGGAAGCTGGGGGTGAAGGACCCTTTTGGAGTGCCAGATGGGTTTAGCGCCCTCATAACGCCTCCGGCGAGCTGCTTTGCTTTGCCTACCTGCTTGCTGCCCTCAGCCTTCTGGTAGGCGTCCCAGCTCTTCTTCTTCTCAAGCCTGACCGCTCTTTCCTGATTCGTCTCCCAGGCCGGCCTATCGTACTTGGCCGCCGCGCCGCCCTTGCCCCTGTTACCAGAACCGCGCTGTTTGGACGCAGCCGGTGCTGATTCGGGCGATGAGTCGAACTTGATTCCAGGGGCTGGCCGATACTGCGCTGGTTGTTCGGTGGGCCTGTAGGCACCAGGGCTAACCCTCGAAACATTGACCGCCGGCTTCCCAAGAGGGCCAACCTCTGCCGGCTTTGGAGCCGGAGGGGATTTGGGCGCACCGCCCCCTGCCGGCTTTGAGGCCGGAGGGGGCTTGGGCTGGCTCGCCCGAAACGTACTTTGCTGCTCAAGTGGGGCCTGTGCGACCCCAAGCTTGAGCAGTTCAGTAGCGAATCCGTGCAGGAAGTGGTTCACGGTCAGTCAGTCTCAGCCCCGCTTCGGCACAGTGCCAGTTGCTCGAGAGTGAGTAACCGATTGCGAAGCTCCAAGGTCATTTTGGGGCTTCGGGGTAGAAGCCTTCCTGGATCCAGGCATACTAGAATAGCCAGTGTTCGATGACTTGGTGTTCCCACCAGTCATTTTCGACATTGGCCAGTTTGCCTTAGTCTGCGATGGACCTCCAGACAACTTCTGGCCGGCTACACTGTACTCGTTGTTCTTGTTAAGTTGAACGACGCCGCCCGTGAGATTCGGCGCAGCAAGCTTGCTGAGCTCATCGGCGAAACCGCGAGCCATGATGCGACCGGCGGCATCTTCTTCTTCGGCTTGCTTCCACATTTCAGCCGCTTGCTTTTCGAGCTCCTCGTCCAAGGGGACGATTTGCTGGTTGTACAGATCTGTAAGACTATCCATTTTCCTGCTCCTTGGTTATTGCGGGCTTAATCCCCGGCGACCAGTTTCTTAAGCCCGCCGAACGTTCTTCCGGCGAGACTGGGTTGTGGTTTGCGTCCAACTTTGGCCAAACGGCCAAGACCTTTCATGCCCGCGCGTCCGAGAAGGAAGGCGCCGAGACCCACGGCGAGTTTGCTCTTGGATGCATCCTCAAGCAACTTTCCACCCCTATCCACAATCTCACGACCACCTTCTTCGCCCGTTCTCACGATGTTGCGTCCGAGCTCCTCGAGGGAGACAGCAGACTTTTCCATCCCTCGGTTGTACGAGGTCCCAAGGAATCGCTGCGGCGCCGCAGGGGCGGAAGCATGCTTGCCCATCTGATGACCCGAGCCCTTGCCCATACGCATGCGACCGCCTTCGACCAGGCCGTGACCCGTGCCGGTGTAGGCCGGTCCCTTGGCAGTGGTGCTGTGGAAGCGTTCGCCGCCAGCCTCGAGGGCCTCGGGTTGCTCGTATGATGGGCGATGGAATCCGGTCGGCAGACCGTCGCTCTCCATCACGTCAATGTCGCTTGGAGTGGCAGCCGCGGACTTCTCTTCACTGTCTTCACCCTCTTCACCCTCTTCGGCCTTGCGTTCTTTGCCGCCGGCGGCATTGGCAAGGAGGTCTTGGAGACGATCCGTGTCGTTCTCCTTCTTCTCGGACTCCTTGCTTTTCACGCCCTCGCCAGAGCCGTACATGCCGCCACCCTTGCTGCCGGGCTGAATCATGACGTTCCGGCCCACCGACTGACCGCTCAGCATGCCATCATTGGGAGGCGAGACATTCATTCCTCCGCCGGCCGGAGTACTCGCTGCTTGCGCGCTCTTCTCGTGGAAGTTTGCGTCATCCCGGCCTGGCATGTCACGAAAGAACCGACCAGCCTGAGGACGAGCCATCTTCTCGAAGAACAAGCCTTCGGATGCTTTCTTTTCTCGCATGGGGGGTAGGTTCTTTCTCTTGGGGTTTACCTGAGGGTTCTTCTTCTCGGGAAGATTTTTGAAGCTCTTCGTCTCGTCAGCCCACTCTTTGGCCTTACTGGGATTGGTGGCGAACATCCACCTTTGCTGGGCTTTGGACTTGAAGGGCATTTACTTCCCCGATGCGGCCTGTCGGCGATGCTGCATGAGAGCTCGATGGTAAGCAAGAACACCTTCGCGGCGACCGATCATGCGAGCCTGCTGGGCCACGTCCATGACATCTTTGCTGCCGCTCTCGTAGCCGGACTTTCTGCCTCTGCGCCGACCGACCTCAGCGCCAGCGGCTCCGGTTGCGCCAGCCACGAGAAGGCCTTTGCCAACACTCATCTTGCCTGGAGTTCGACCTTGGGCAGCTCGACGCCCGACCATTTGAGCAAGGCGGCCCATCGATGGGCGAGCCATCTTGACCAGTTCGTCACCGAAGCCACTAATAAAATTCATCGCTACTTTCTCCCTTTGAGCTCGATCGAGAAGATCCTGCATGAACTGCGCCTTGCGTGGAACCACTTCTTTGGTTTTTTCGTTGTGAATGAAGAACTCAGAGAAGGTGTCGCAGAAATCTTCCTCTGGGCTTGTTTTCGCATAATCGTCGACAAATCCATCGCCCTTTGTTGACTCAGACCATTCTAAAACAAGGGAAGGGTCGTGTTTGAGGATGGCGTGAGCGAGCTCATGATAGACAGATCGGCGAAACTGTTCAGGATCAATCTTCCCGTCATGATACACGCCCTTGTCGAATACAACAATTGCGCCGAGCTTCGGCTCGTACTTTGAATGCCCCGGAGCCTCGGGGGGTGCATTTATGAGGACCGGCCGCCTGATGATGCTTTTGATATGGGGGTTTTGCTCGAGCCATGCCGACGGCAATGGTTTGAGCATCGCCAAGAGATGGCGAGCCTCCTGGGGCGACCATTTGCCCTCGAGCTCGACGCCGCGAATTCTCATAGGACACGCGCGAGGTCCGAATACATCTTGGCAAGCACGCCGCCAGAAAGAGCAGCGCCAGCTGCGACCAGTCCAGCAAAGCGAAGAGGATGGCGCTCACGCCACTCGTCGTTGGTGCGGCTGTGAACCAGAGCAAGACCTTCGTCTGAGCCCGATTGAGTTCTGCGAACGTCCGCTGGGTCCATCCGCTTCCGAACCTCCTTGCCGCTTTCTGTACCGTAAAGATACAGACCGGCGAGGGTCGCAGGCACGGCAGAGATCATCGCGCCCTGGATAAATGTTGGATCGGTGCCAACTTCTTTGGCGGCCTGAGTGACCCGGTGCAGAACCTCGCGGTTGTTGATCATGTCCTTGGACTGCTGGGCGATTTGCTTCCCAAGGAAGGCTGCGTCTCTCCCCGCCGATCTGATGCCTCGAGCGGCTTGCCCGATGAGATCTACTGGATTCATAGACCTAGCAAGGTCAGAGATGGCACCGCTGGTTTTCTCCAGGTCTTGCAGCTTCTGGGCAATCAAGTCTTCGGTCTCACCCTTCTCCTCCCTTGCCTCCCGCATGTACTTGCGAGCAAGCGAGAGCCCAACGATCGTAGGGATGGCACCGAGAACGTAGGTTCCCCACCCTGCACCAAGACGCTTGAGGGATTTCAGCGCAGCCGCACGCCCTTCTGTCTCCTTGATGTGCTGAAGTGCGAGGACCGACGCCTTAGCCTCCGGGTAGAGAGTCGTTGCAGCAATCGTGGCCCCGGCAATCTCCGGGGCATGCCTTTGCATGAACTCAATGGCCTTGTCGTCGATGGTTCCCGGGAGAAGCTCTTTGATTCGATCACCGGCAATGAGCGCGGTGGGCAGAGCAATCTGCGCACTTCTGCGAAGCAATGGCTCCAGGTTTGCGCGAACCTTGCCAATCCGACCCTTGGTATAGTCGGCTGCGTGGCCGAGTTCGTGTAGCGCGAGCTCCTTGCTGACATCGGGGAGGTAGACGCGCTTTGTTGCGAGCTCGTATCGAGGACCAAGCATCCAGTTGAGTGGTCCCTGCTTTAGGTTTGTGGTGACACCCTTTTGAGCCAGGTTGTGCTTGTCGATGAATGAGTCGACGGTGTCCGTGATCTTGCTAACGGTACCCAGCACATTTATCCGCTTCTCCCCCAGAGGATGTTTCCAGGTGTGCTTGTACTCTGGGTTTTCTGCGAAGCGAGCGAAGGCTTCGTCGGTCTCCTTCAATACAGCCTCCGGAATGCCAGGTATCCGAGCCTTCACATCAAAGAGACCAAGCAAGCGAGCTTTCGGATCCTTCGCACCGTAGTTGAGATCACCCAGCCGTTTCAGATCGGACGCCTGGGTCTGCCTGATGATTGTTGCGAACGGAGACTCCTTATCACCCTTCATCATTGCGTTGCGGAGGGCCACGTTGCCAAGGAAGCTGGCGACCCCGCCAACGGTGGAGCCGCCGACGGCGAGTATTCCTGCCATGGCTCGTTCCCCTGGATCAATACTTTGTGGATCCGGGTCGCGAGTGAAAGGCTTCTGCTCAATATCTTGAGCGGTATCTACCGCAGACTCTGTCGCGGTCTTCTCGTTCAAGAAGAATGTAAGGGGATCCCTGCTCACGGGGTTCCCCTACATCATGAGAGCTTTGGCCGCAAATTCGCCAGCCTTGAGCGGAGCCATTTTCATGGGACCCCGATCTTCCCTCGCTTCATCAATCCTGCTTTGGGTCTCAGCGAGGTTCTTGATGTCGGCCGGCTGAATTTGGCCAAGCTGGGCGGTGGACGTCACCCAGGTTCCGGCCACGGTTGGATCGGCTGCAAGGGATGGGGCATACCTCGCGAGGACGCCGAAGTGACGGCGGACGCGACCTGGATCGTCCTCCTCGAGCTCCTTCAGAACCGGATGCTCTTTGAACATCTGTTTGTAGGACATGTCGATCTCAGTCTTGAGCTTTTTGTCTCGGCTGTGACGCATAAGCCCGCCGATGCCAGCGGTGGCTCCAGCCGTCATGCCAGCCAGCGCCATCATCTTGCCAAGATTGGCTGCGACATCAGACCAGCCAGCGGTCTCTGGCGGATCGCCCTTGATCGGAGGAGGTGGAGTCCTTCCACCAACCTTGAGCTTTTCAAAGAACCCACCAAGCCCACCGGAGGGCTCTTTTCTCGGAAGGCCTCGCATCGACTGAAACAGTCGGCTTGCGTATTTCCCCATCTCTTTTTTGATGAGGCGTTCACGTTGCTGGAGGACTTCGGCGGCAGCCTCCTTGGACATAAGGCCACGGCGTTGACACTCAGCGATCATTTGCAGCGATGACTTGGGCATGACTATCTCCGAAAGGCCTCTTCTTTGTATTTACCATGGATGCGCTCGAGCTCGCGCTCAGTCGGCTTGTTCTTCATAAGCCGATTGAAATTCGTTGTCGCCGCTGGACTGACGTAGGCCTGCCTGGCTATCGGGTCGTATCCGGCATGAAGGTAGCTCTCAGCCTGCTCGCCGGATCTTCCACGCTTGTATCCCTGCCTTGCCGCAAGGGCTGTTCCGCCGACGGTCATCCCCAACCCGAGGGAATGAAGGGGGTGTTTTACAGCAAGGCCCAGAAGCTTTTTTGCAATAGCTGTCTTGACGAGCTCGTCACCAAACCCTGCAAGAAAATGGTTCATGACAGCTCGCGGAGCCTCTGGTGGTAAACCTTCACCTCGTCATCGATACGCAGAAGGTTGTGGAGACCGTTCTTGATCTCGCCGGTCTTGCGCTGAACGGTATCCAACGAGATGAGGACGGGGTGAGCACCATTGATGACGGTGACGTTCCCCATGTCATCACTGATGTAGTCCTCCGGGGCCTTTGAGATCGCCATCTTTTCCAGTCTAAGACGGGCGCTTCCGTGAACCTCCTTGAGGAGGCGTTCCTCGAAACGTGGAAGATATTCTTCGGCGACCTTGTGCAATCCAGACCCCGACGCAGCTTCGTAAATCTGCCTGAAGGTGGCACCACCGAGAACAGCTTGTTTCACAGTGGCATAGGCACTCTTCTCAAGCGATTCAAGCTCCATGCCTTTGTAAAGAACCTTGTCCTCGGCGTCCTGGCGTTCGGCGGCCTTTTTCTGGAGGATGATGATGATGCGCTTCTTTTCACCGTCCTCGTGAAGACCATTGTGCACGGCGGCGGGATCTGCGCCCATCATTGAGATGGTCGACGGGCCGGACAGGGGGATACCCTTCGGCGGACCAGCGTAGTCGGAGTCTGACATCGGAGGACAGCTGACCATCGGACTCTCTGGATCGTCGGAGTCAAGCGGCTTCTTTCCGACAACCTGAACAACGGTCTTGGCATCTGCCAGAGGGAATGCAATGGACTCCTTCTGGGCGGTCTTTGACCAAAGAGCTCGATGAGTGGCAATGTTGGCCATCTCACAGATGCGCTCGATCTGGTTTGCGTTCAGATCGTTTTCTTCGGCGATCTTCTGAATCGTGGAGTTGAGCGGAACTCGTTCTTCGAGATATCGCTTGGCTGCAGTTTTGGCCAGAAGCTCGAGGCGATCGGCCGCAACCTTGATATGTCGACTGCTCGGTTCGGAAAGCAGGTAGTTAAAGTGGCTCATGGACATCCAGGATCCTCGCTTCTTGGTTCTACTCGAAGGTATAAGGATAGAGTATCAGGGTCAAGAAAGCGGAAATACAGTCAAAGGAGAAGCAAATGAAATTTTGTCCTCATTGTGGAGGAGACCTCACATCATACATGGCAGCCGAGCAAGGCAACTCGGCTGTCCTGAGGCCCCCAAACCGTGAGAAGTACGACCAGGACAAGACCTGGCGTCAGCTCATCATGGATGCCGAGGCCCTCAAGGGGTCACCCCCCACCCCCATGGAGCTCGTCGGCAAAGCGGTCGACAGGGTTCGAGGGGCATTTTCGGGCACGAAGGAGGGTGACTCCGTTGGCACGATTGTTCATATCGCGACAGATCGCAATATCCAGCCCCAGGGCGGAGTCCTGCATCGAGCGACCCTCCTGGAGGGGAGAGTGCAAGACGACATCAGCAAGATGGAGCGGATGGGCTATGCCGTTCAGGACGGGAAGGTGGTGGTCGTCAACGATATCCCGGTTGGACGCGGTTACGTCGCAATCAATTACTGGGGAGGGGAAAAGCAGTATCGCCGCTGGCACATGTCGAAACCGGTCACCATAAACCCATCGAGGAACGGCAACCCCTTCTTCATGGACGAGAACATGATCGCATTCGGAGTATCGTGGAAAGACCCAAGCAAGATGGAGGAGGCGCTTCTCGAGCTCTGCGAGATCCTGGCCGAGGGCGTTCATAAAGAGCGGACCATCGGCATACCGCTAGCCATGGAGCTTGTCTGGCAATAGTCGGTTCCTGGCATAAGAAGGATGAAAGGAGAACTTCTTATGTCCATAGGAACAATGAGAGAGCAATTCGCTGAAGCGTTTGACCGCCTAATGCATTGCCGGATCGTTCTCGAGAACCTCAAGAAAACAGCCGAAGATTGCCTGGAGCCAGCTCAGCCAATTCTCAAGCTCATCCATCTTGGTCGCCTGAAGGCTGACGGAGAGACCATGCGAGACATCGAAATCGGTGTGAAGCGGGTTGAATCCGACAAGCGGAATGCAATCAAGTGCATGGATGATGCCGAGAAGAAAGCTGATTCCTGCTCCAGCATCATCAGCCGGCTTGAGCTCTACTCGAGAACGCCAACCAGCAATGAAGAAATACGAAGGTGGGAGGACAAGTTTCAGGAAGAACTCTGGTTTCTGAATGCCTCGATAGAGGAAGTTCAAGCGCTACGTGCGCAAATCGAAGGGAGTGCAGCTTCCCTAGACAAATCGCTGCCCCTGTGAGCCACAGCGGGGGGCCTCACGGTCCCCCGTTGCGGTTTTTTTTAGCTATCGGGTAGACTGTGGGCATGGATAACGTCCTCGAGGGGTTTGCCGATGAGCTTGTAAAGCTCGCTGGGAAGCGGAGTTCGTCGGCGGGCGCGGAGGACGAAGACCTTCTCGCTCTCTACCAAAGGGTGAAGAGCAGAAGTGACAAGGGCCTAAATGATAGCACTCTGAAAAAAATCAGAGGTAAGGGACGTCAAGTCAGTCGCGATTACCTGGCGTCCACCCTGATTGGCTCTGTCGCAACCCCAGTTGCCCTCCTTGGAAGCAAGCGGATCTCGAGAGCCTTGCACAACCGAGAAGTCCTCAAGGCCATGCAGGGTGTGAAGGGGAGGCGTCGAAAAGCCCTGGCTGGATACCTAGAGAGCGGCCCTATGCTTGGGAAGACGAAGGTTCCTGGGATGATGAAGGGCAAGAAGCCCATGATGACCCACGCCGAGCTAGCCGGTCACTCAATTCGCGGTGGAGCGATGGGTTCCATCATCCAGATGCTGCGAGACCGGTTCTCTGGCTCAGCTGGCATCGGCGAGTAGCTACCACCACTGGCCTACGAATAGGCCCAGTGTGAAGAACAGCGTAGAGAACACAAGCAGCCTCCAGTTCCTGCCAAGCCTCGTCAGGCCCTCCTGGGGAGTCTTCATGCCGGGCTCCAGTGCCCCATGAGTACACCCAGGGCGAAGGCTGTGACGAAGTACACCCAGCGCCTCTGGGTGAACCAGGAGCGCAACACGGACGAGTAGGTGTTGTTCGCAACCCTGTCGACGGCTAGATAGATGTCGATTGCGATCAGTATGAAGATGACGCAGAGGACGAATATCTTTGTTGCTGTCGGGCTCATTCGTCTTCACTCAGGCAGTAGAAGGCCGCGGTGACGTACGAGCCGCCAAAAGCCGTTCCGTGCTCCAGATAGATGCGGACCTCCATGCCGGCCGCGCTGGACAACGGAAGAGCTGCTGCATAGTTCCATGGGAACACCGTGACCGGCTGGCTGGCCCCTCTCCAGTTGGATCCGATGGATGGAATCGTTGGGTAGGCTCCGTTGCTTTCGTCGATGAACTGAGGAAGTGACTTGTAGACAGTCTTCCTGATCGGGATCAGGGTCCCTGACGGGTAGGGGCCAGGTGGGTCGGCGGTGTCCAAGAGCTGTGGGGCAAACACATCAACATAGCCATAGGTTTCAAACATGACCGTGTCATTCAGCTCCACGTCGGCAGAGAACTGGACTTCAGCGGCGTTGATGAGCAGACGCTTCCCTGCGTCTGGCTTGAGCAAAAAAGTGCTTCCGCTTTCGTACCAGTAGCTCGCGCGAACGCTGGCGCCAGGATCGATGACTGGACTGAAGGTGATCTTTCCAGTGGCATAGTTCAGAGTGTAATCGCCCACGCCTGTATGCGGATCGTTCTCCGTCTTGGAGGTCCACCCTCCACCCTCATCGATCTCCACCAGTACACTGTGAGTGGCCTCGAAGCCCTCCTCCTCCCAAAGCTTTCCATGTCTCACATCGATGATGTTTTGATGCGGCATGTCGTAGCTGGTCCCTGCGACATCCGCTGCACAGGCCTGCTCCGTAGCCTGCACTGAGTCATGAATCCACGTTGTCGGATCATTCCAGCGGTGAGATATCTTGGTCGTGCGAGAACCCTCTGTCGGCCATGGAGAAACCTTGAGAACCTTATCGGAGGTATACCGGGGACCAAAGTTCTCGCCGAACTGTGACTGGATAACGAACGCCAGGGCATCATCTTCGTCGACCGCCAGAGCGGCGCCAGGAAAAGATGATAGCCAATCAGCGTGGTCTGCTCCCCACACAACAGCCTTCACAGGAGTCTCTGCCGTTCCCGAGTAGGCGATGATTCGATCAGACTTGTTCCCCTGGGTGTACCAAGAAGGCCACATCGCAGAAGTGACAAGCGACTTCCATGTTGCGTATGGGATGTTCAGAACTCTCATTATTCGAATGTCCCGTAGAAAGTTGCCGTCAGGTAGGTGACTCCGAGGGCTCCTAGACCAAGGTTATCTCTGATGGTCACCCGAACCTCATCAGAGGTCCCACCTTTGAGCAACGTTCTTCCGCCGAACTGGAATGCTGCCGCCAAAACTTGGTTTGCAGCGTTCCTGTCAACAAAAGGAGTACCACCGATCAGTCGAAGCCATCCTTCGTTAAGAAAGATTTCCGCGAGAGTAGTCGTCGACCCATTGTTGATGGTCGCATCAAACAAGATGCCGTTGGTTAGTCCGCTGCCTTTTCCGAAAGAAGAACCGTCGAACGATATTGTTCCGAGGACAGAAAATACGAATCTGATCTCGGAAACGAGGATGTCATTTACCGGGTCGGCAGGAAAGCTGAACACGACCGGTGTGACAGATCCGTTGACGATCATGTCGTGGGAGCCAGCCGGAGTCCCGTCGTCGGTCAAAAATTGTTGAACAATTAGATCTGGATCTGGCGTGGCCGGAACGACAGATATGGTTGCACCAGGCTTTATGTCTGCTTCGACCTGGAGTCTCTTGTGAGTGGCGTTGACTGGGTCCTGTATGGTTGTGACCTTGACCTCGGCTCCAGTCCCAGCCTGCTGCCCGACCAGCGTAGACCTGGTCTCGAGTCGTCGTATCGAGTTGTCGAGAACGACCGCCACAGCGTTGCCGGCTGCGTCATAGAGAATGGATACGGGTGAGTCGCTCATACGATGGTTCTTGTTCGATCAGTCTCGAATGGGCCGCTGTAGGAAATGGTATCCGTCACGGTGACTAGAACGGTTGTGCCATCGGTATCGTACATTTTCCACTGGATCGTAGTTGGAAATGCCGTCGTATAGGTGATGGTCTTCTCGACAATCTTCTGGGCTTTACCGTTGTCGGTGTACCAGATGATGGATGTTGGGAATGGGTTGGCCGTTGGGAGAACTTCCTTGTAGGCCCCGGTGGCGAACCCTTCGGCAGGTCCGTTGTCGATGAAGTGAATCAGCGACCGCACGGGGTCGTGAATCTTCTTGTGGAGTAGGGCCTCCACACCGGACGAGAATCTGTAGCGGATGCTGTCGCCGAGTCGGCGCATTGCCCCTTGGACTATGGGGTCCCCGTCGACCGTGCGGTCCTCGAGCTGGAGCTCCTCTTCGACTGCCGGTCCCGGCGTTCTGTCTGGGGTGAGTCCCATGGCCCCAGTCTAACCCTTGCCAGGGCTCGCAGAAGATCTCTTTGACTTCTTTCGCAAAGGCTTCTTGTGGCTAACCTTTGGTTTCGCAGCCTTGCTTCGCGCCTGCTCAGCAAGCCCGTCACGCTTCTTTGCGAACGCGCGATGCGCTTCCGCCTGCTTCATGAAGTCGTCGGCCATGGTCTTTGCATGGTCAGATTGCCCCTCCACCAGGAGTTGTTGTCTCTGCTGATTTTTTGCATTCCTATCGCATTCAGCAGCAAGTCTCCTGATGAGCTTCTTCATTTCTCTGAGAAGGAGCTCGGCCTTTTCACCGCGAATCTCTGTACTGGCAGAGATCTCTTCCTCGACCGTTGCCGCATGGTTGAGTATCTGATCGGTCATCAGCCTGAAGGCATCGTAAGCACCTTTGTGCTCGATGGATTCGCGGTACTTCTTGAGGGCGATGGCCTTTTGCTTCTCCGCCTGGTCCTCAAGCACTGAAACGAGGGCTTCTGTCTTTTCGCTCATGTTTTTTGTTCCTGGTGTAAAAAAAACCGGGGACGCCACTGGACGCCCCCGGTGGTTTATAGGGACAAGCTACTACGGGATCTCAAGCCAGTCCACGATGTAGATGACGTCTCCAACCTTGATCTTCTTCTCGAACTTGAGCTGGCCGTTGGCCAGCGAAGTGCCTGGGTAGACGTCCTTGTCGTTTGCGCCAGTCGTGGAGGTGTCTTGCACCTGAATAGCGCCGTTCAGGTAGATATCAAGCTTTGTGCTGGAAAGGCCGAAGTCGTGGCCCGAAAGGTTGCCCAAATCTGTGTCGAGGTTGTTGTCGTTGGATGGGCCAGATACGTCGACGTCAGCGTTTGCATCTACCGTGCAGACGGCATACACGATCCGCCTGGTGGTTGAAGCCTTCGCCTCAATGAGCATCTGAATAAGAGACTTTTCTCCACCATAGATGGTCTCAAGGTTGCTCCACTCAAGTGTGGTCTCCGATAGCTTCAGGCCAAGAGTGGCCCAGGTGGAGCCTGTTCGGTTTCCGTCGTCGAGGTAGAGCTCGCCGGCGCCAAGCATGGTGAGGTCTGCGCCGCCACCGGAGGCTACGGTCAGCACACCGCCTGCGTCGATCTGGTTTGGTGTGACACCAACGTTAATCGTGGTCGCAATAGATCCAGTGTCAAACGATGCCCCATTGAGGAAATCGTTTACGGATGCGTTGTTATCAAAGATATCAACGTCCGCCCCGAATTCGATCTCACTGGTCCCCCCAGCACTTCCCTCGATGATGCGGAACAACGAGGCTTCAAGATTGTCGCGAATCGTCCACTCGACACCGGCGGCTTCCAGGTCAAGGAAGGAACTTGTGAGCACATCGACAGGAGTGGTGCCCTGGTTTCCGTAGCCAGCCTGTCGCGTAACCAGTGCAGTTCCCGGAACATCGACAATCGCACCGGTCAGGAAGTCATACTCGTTGAGGTCCTGCTGTCTGACTCGCTCCCTGGTGCAGTAGTTGATAGTCCTGTTTTCGACGTCGGCGAATGGGACTGCTTCGAGGTCATCCCCGGTTGCGTTGACGCGAACAAATGAGATCTGAACCCTGGTCGTTGTCGTATCCGTGATGGTGGCGCCATCCGTTAGACCAGACTCTCCTTGCAGCAATCCATAGACCTTGCGGTTATCTGACAGAATGTCATCGCGCGTATTCCCATCCACGATTTGCATCAGATTGAGCGGGCTGATTGCGTTTGCCCCAGGAATTTCAGACAGGGCGTGAGTCCCGAAGGTTCCGCCATGGGCTGCGACTACAGTGCCGAGCGTGGTCACGCCTCCAACGGCTGCAGTTGTGTTGGTTGGAAGCTCGCCAGTTCCGAGGATTACAAAGTTGTTTCCTGCGCCAACAGTGACATCCACGAAGCTGCAGACGTCACGAAGGACGCGCTTCTTCTCAAGAGCATGGAGGGCCGCGTTGAGATCGTTGACGCCCCGCTGGCTACCCGTTTCGAGGGCCGATGGTGTAGCCAGATCCCCAAACCAGTTGCTTCCCCTGTTGTCCAAGAGCGTGTGGATCTGGGATCGCAGGCTGTTCAGATCGTCCAGCAGGGACACCGGGTTCGTTTCAAAATTCGCCTCAGACGGAGCAATGCTATCGTTGTAGAGGGAGACGGGAAACGTTCGTCGGATCTGTGTTTCTTGGTCGAGTAGTGAGATTGCCATGAGTGCCCTTGCCTATCGCGTTGCGGAAAATTCTATCACGCAGACTTTTTCAGATCATTCGTCCCAGTCGATGAGCGTAATGATGTCGCCAACCTTGAGTTTCTTGCTGAATTTCAACTGGCCATTGATGAGGCTTGTCCCCGGATAGACGTCGCCAGAGCCTGGTCCAAACACTGCGACTTGCCTGGCTCCGTTCAAGAGAATGTCGTAAGCGGTTACAAAGGATGCTCCTGCAAGACTGCCTAGGTCGGCATCCAGGTTGTTGTCCCCCGAAGGACCCGACACGTTCGTATCGGCAGGAATTTGAGACGTCACGGTTGCATAGACAATTCTACGATCCAGCGGAGACGGTCCACCACCAGGTGGTGTGCCGCCGCCGCCGGTATCGCACAGCGAGCAAGATGCTTTGCCGTTACGAAAAGCCATTAGACAGGTGATTGCAGGTGAACCCTGCAGATAAGCTTTGCTGAAGCGCCTGCAGTCCTGACTACCAGCGACTGCTTGGCTGTGATAATGAATGAGTCTGCGAGAGTTGTCAGGAAATCTGTCTCGTCCGTCCCGCAGAGAATGAGGAGCTCGTCCCCATCCTTGTCCCGCTTGTGGACCGTCCAGGCCGTCTGGCCGCCGAGCTTGAGCTCGATGCTGCGGACCCAAAGGGGCTGGTCGCAGTCATAGGGGTCGAAGTCGAATAGGCCTCCCGCCGGCCCTGGGGGCCATTCCTCGATGTTGTTGGCCCGGGTAAGACTCCCCGCCGGAATCGTGCCATCGAAGTCATTTCCAGCCGCGACAGTCTGCTGGAATGTGCGAATTCCGAGACCCATCGACTAGAACTTCCCAATACTGATGTCTGCAGCGAGCTTGCAGTAGGCCAAGCTGTGCAGGGCATCGTCTGGTTGATCGATGGGGTGGTCGTACATCATCGTCCTGGTGCGCTCATTGTACTCCACGTACTCGGCCAAAATGTCCTTGGCAAATGGCTCGAATGTTTCCCATTCGGGGAACAGGAAATTCTGCTGCTTGATGCTCTGGAAAAGGTTGGACAGGACCGCGTTCCTGTTGATGATGAACTTGAAGGCGTCGGGATCCCACCGCTTTCTTTCTCCCAGCGAGGTCGAGTAGGCAAACTGCATGACTCCCTGGCGACCTCGAGCCTTAAACAGGCGGCTGTTCATTCCCCAACCATGCCCCCAGTCGGCGCCAATGACTTCGACATTCCAGTGACCGCAGATATGAAGAACGTCAGGGACGATGAATTCAGGGTCGATCTCCTTCCCGACATATCGTTTCATCAGGAAGGGCCAAAAAAGATCTGAGTTCAGGTAGCAGCCAAGCGTAAGCACGGTCCAGGAGGCAAATTTTTTCTTACCTCCAGCGACCTCACCTTCCTCACGCCCCTCACCCCAGTCGATGCCGGCGAAGAAACGGAAGTTCATTGTGCTATCTCGGGTATGAATGAACTTGCTGCTATCTCTTCCGGTGATTTTCTTGATTGGATAGCAGCACTGCTGGACATCCATCTTGGTAACTGGGGCAGATGCTGTGTCGTAGGAAAATCCAAGGATCTCGTTTTGAAACTTCCCGTCCGGCCATTTTTCGTAAGGGAGAACAATCTCAGCTCGCCATGCCTCCTCCGACTGCTTCCACGGCACCATGAGCTGAGAGATGTGATAGCCGACGTAGTGCTCTCCCGGCGCAAGTGTTACCCATTGGCCGTCCATGGGATTGATTCGCTTGTCACAGTTCGCGCAAACTAAACCGTTCTTCCCAATGTTCTCCGGTCCAAGCAGGTTCCAAAAGCGCGGCTTCTTGCAGTCACATGGAACAAGCCATTCGTTCTGCGTTGACCACTGCCAGTACTCCTCAAGAGTATTGGCGAAGGTCAGGGGCGTCCCGCAGATGAACTCCATACCCTCCACGCCAGCCGAGAGGCGGGATGCCGAGAGAGACTGCGAGATGACCTTGATATTGTCCTTGAGGAGATCCTGGGCCTCGTCGAAGAATACGCGGCTGGCCGGAATGCCTCGAGCTCGAGCAGCAGTGAGAAAGGCGTAGCGCAGGAACATGTACGACCCATTCAAGATCGTTTTCTCGAAGACCTGGTCCGTTATCCCCTTTCCGATGAACGCACGCTTGACGAACGGAGAATCGTACAGGGTAGGGCGCAGTTTCTCGTTGGAATACTGTCTGGTCTGGAGTGCTGACGGAGAAACATAGAGGCTTCTCCAGTGCGGTCGAATCAGGGACTCGGTTACCTGCAGATTGCACACGGTCGTCGACTTAGCGACCTGGCGAGAGCACTTAAGGACTAGCCGCGGGTCTTCGTCGTTGTAGACCGGCAACATAAAGGCATGATTGTCTAGTCTGAGGGGTCTCCCAAGGTGATGAAGACAAGCCTGGGCAATGTCGCTTTTTCGACCCTTGAATCCGGGACGATCCGTGTCCGTGGTGATCTCAATAAGGCGAGGCTTCCAGTCGTAGAGTTCTTCATTCCAGTTGATGTCGGGAACAAGGTTTGGAAGTTCACCAGACTTGCCGGTGAAATCAAATGGGTCGCTGTCGAGCTCGTCAGGCTCATGTGCCAGTTCCTCCATCATCCATCCCCCTCCTCGCGCCTAGGCTTCCTGGGAGTAGCAACCTCTCCCTGGAGCTCAGCGAGTGTTGGGTGCGATGACTTGGAAATTTGGACGGAGAACAATCCAGCAAATCCTCCAGACGGGATCTCGTTATCGCTCTCACTGACCTTCGGCCTAATGTCGTGAAGCTGCTTTGCAGCCTTCAGGGCCATGTCAGCCCACATCCTGATGTCAGCACCTACG